GCGAAATCTCTGTTTGGCATCCTCAACAACCTCTTCCTTGACTTTCTTAACGTCATCTTCAGACATATTGAATATGTTTTTATATACCCAATCATATGAGAAGAATCTGTTTTCAATCATATCCGTGGCAACAGAAACCTTTTCAGCAAAAATTTCAAGCTTTTCTTTTTCGAATATGGTTGAAGGATTAGTAAGTTCAAGTTTGAAATCGGTTAATGACTCATCTCTATACCCTTGAGCATATAAATGAACAATACCAATTTTTTCAAGTTCATTACATAAAATCTTTTGAATACGTTGAATGGTTCTGGCAAAACGAACATCTTCCGATGCCAAAGTTGCTTTACCACCTGTAGTTTCATCATAACCAAGGAATGCTTTAGGAATTTTTAATGCCGCCATTAACTTATTACGAAGATATTCAATATCCTCTGTTCCTGTCCATTCCATTCCACCTAAAGTATCAATTTTGGTTCCACTATCACTTCCACGAACAGGAAGGAAGAAGTCTTCCATCAAATTCATCAAATTAAATCTAAGATTATATTCACCAGTTTGTTCATCGATATATGGAATCTTCTTCATCTTCGACATCATCTTTTCCATATAGTTGTCAACTTCTGCTGGAGGAATGTTGCCGACATCAATGGTAAAGATACGTTTTTCTGGTGCTCTCATAACACGATGGATTAACATAGCGTCTTCCATCAATGATAATTGCTTCCAAACACGGCGACCACCTTCAATCATTCCTTTACCATAAGGTAAGAAGTTACTATCTGACATCAATCTAAAATGTGCCATTTCGTAATTTTCTAGGATTTCTGCTTGAGCGGTGTCTGTAGGACGAAGTTGGAATTTTACATAACGTTTATTATAAGGATCAGAGTTCTCTATTCTTTCAACATTATATGCTGAAATAGGTTCCACCATATAGATACCATATTCTGGAGTAATATATAGTTTAAGAAAGAAGTCTCCGTACTTACACATGTTTCTGGTCCAAGACCACATGTTAAATTGAACATTAAGAATTTCATTATAAAGGTTCTCAAGAATTTTCTTAACGTTATTATTGTTTGAATGAATGGTAAGCATCTTACCCATTTCATTATAAGTCAAACATTCATCTGCATAGATGTCTAATGCAGAAGCAATGATGGGGTCCATGTCCATTGTATCATAGTCACGGAATAAGTCCATTCTTGCAGCTTGGTAGGATAATGCGAAGTCTCTTGAATAAGCATTATAAGCGGTGGAACGAATTCGATTAAATCTATCTCGTAAAGAGTTACGATCCGTAGCATACATTATGCTATCAGTATCTTTTATCTTTAACTGTTTACCACCAACATTGCGGACAATGACATCTGTAGAAAAGAGTTTTTTCAATCTCGCATATAGAGATTGCTTCTTAACGTCCATTATTTCATCATCGAATGGTTTTAGTATTGGATTTGCCATATAGTATTTTCTTGTTTAAATGTGTATGTGTTTTTATAAGGGTATAATACCCCATTATAAATATATTTGATTTAGCCAAGAAGCCACCTTATATCTTCATGAGTTTGATTACCCATTTTAGTCTTTCCAGTAGGCATTTGCCAAGATTTTGCACCGAGTTGATTCTGTTTTTGTTGATATATTGGAATACTCTCAGATTTATTAACGGTAATGTGACCAAGCGTAGCTTTTGTAAGTTCTATTCCTTCCTGCCTCAATCTTAAAGCAGTATCTCTAACCCACAGTCCAATTCCCAATGCCATAACTAAATCGTCATTAAATGGCTCCATTGCCTGTGCCTTACCGTTTTTCCAAATAAATGTGCTCAACTCTGCCAGAGTCCTTTTGGAATACAATTCAATAGCAGTTTCTCTAAAATACATTTCTAGGTTATTTATAACTAATGGACGGGTTTTCATATTGGTGCTAAACCCCGGCACCAGTTTCTTTTCTTCCGAATCATATCGGTTTACCAACTGTCGTTGAACGTCAACATATTTCAAATCTGCCGAACTATAAAATGTATTTTTATAATCCAAATCAATAATGGATTGAAGAGTGGCCCAACCAACGTTTTCACGTTCTACTATAAGAAGAGCATTATTATATTCAGTAGCTAAAGCAACCAAGAATTTACCATAATCCGAAGTTCCATATGAACCTTTATATTCTGCCACCTGAGTTGGAACGTTTGTAATATCTAATACGTGACATGCTGAATAGTCAGCACCATCACCACGGGCAACGTCAGCGCATACAATGTAAGAATGTGAATAGTTAGGATAATCCCATACCCACAATCCTTTATCAGCACCACGAATATCCACAGGATCTTTTTGCTTATTCTTTTTATAAAATTCTATGATGTTAAGATCAACGACGTTATCGCCGGATGCAAGGAAGTTACAATCATATTCTTGGGAAGCTTTCTTTGGATTTCCTTGCTTATCTCCTTCAATACGACGCCATTCATCATCTCGTTCCGGGTGTAATTGCCAAGGAAGTGTAATAGGATGAAAACCATTAACTCCAGTTTTTCCATCATTATTTTCCTCTGCTCCCTGCCACATCTTATGAAACCAGTTACCGACACCACGGGGAGTTGAAAGAATAATAGCGTTACCACCAGTTGATAAGGTTGGTTGTGCCGAAGTCCATAGTTCCTCTGCATCATCAATAAGTGCAGCTTCGTCAATAATAAGAAGAGAAAGTGCTTGACCGACACCAGATTTCTTGGTCGTTGAGGCAGCACGAACTTGAGAACCATTTTTAAACTTTAAAGATAATCTATTATCTTCAACACACTGAACTTTTAACCAAGTAGGAAGTTTTTCATTGGCAAATCGAACTTTATCAATAATCCCTTTAGCATCATCCTGTCTTAAAGATACTAGGAGAATATTCTTGTCTTGATTGAATATCATTATCCATAATGAGAATGCAGCGACAAGAGTTGAAATACCCATCTGACGGGATTTTAAAATGATATTAAACTTGTATTCTGCAAATGCTGCGAGGGTTTCTTCCTGAAACTTAAACAAGTCAAAATTAACAGTTCCTTTTACCGGATGTTGAATTTTGACATAATGCCGCATGAAATATACCGGTGAAGCGGCACATTTGGCATATTCTTGTTTTAACAGTTCTTGATAACTAACTTGAGGTTTATCAGACATAGATTTCTAATTTGTATTTCTTAGCACCATCAACATATTTCTTCTTGGCTTCATTCTTGGCTTTGGTAATAAGTGCTATTCGTTTTGTAGCGAGTTTTAAATCGTTCTTTGCATTTTTTAAAATCTCGTCGCTATTGTTATTTTTCCATCTTTCAATAAATCCTTCCGAATTACATAACATCTCAATATCACCAGAATTTTCTGAGAAAAACTTAATGACTTCTTTGACTTTATCTCTAGCTTCTTTGACAAATCCAAGTTCATATGAAATCACCTTATATCTTTCATATGCCGGATAGATTCCTAAAATACGGAGTTTTGTTTCATAATTGATAAGACAGTTTTCACACATGCCAGTTCGATTAAAAAACTTGTGGTCTAATCTCGATCCAAATTTGATTTCTTGACCACACTTACATTTTTGATTAATCATTTCACGGATCATGTCGCCTTGAGTTTTTGTAAGGCGAATTGTTCTTCCGTCTTTCTTCTCCCATTCGATCCCATTTTTATCTTTCCACCTATCACCGTTTTTACGATATTTGTTGGCATTTCCAACATAACCTACTTGTGTGAAAGGACGAACGCCCGCCACATAATCCTTCAAAATATCTATATTGCTTTTATTTTTATATTTCTTCATAACATATATCAACTAATACATATCTAAGTATCTACGTAAGATAGTTAAACATCGTAATATTTGGTTTTAGTTCCATTTTCATCAACCCATATATGATACCCCTGTGCAATTGCAATGGATTGAGCAACTACCGAGATATTATTTTGAACTGTTGTAAGAGTAATATATTGTGGTCCAGCAGAAACGGGAGTCAGTCCAGAAGGTTGTAACACAGTGTTTGAAGTTAAGCCAGAAACACTTGTATCCCCAATTCTAGTGTATGTGCTTATTCCATTTTCATCCAATGTTTTTATGGTCTGTAAATCAGAATATATTAATGATGAATTAATATCAAATAATTCGGATTTTATTTGAAAAGACTCGCCTGCAACGTTTATTGGAAACGGTATTTTGATAACCATTGTATCAGGAGAGAATCCATAGTCGCCATAGATTTTAAGTGAAAAATCTGATAAAGTAACATTACAGTTGATCGGAACGATAATCAATGTTCCATAATAATCCGCTAATGGTGTAAAAAACAATGATTGTTTTTCAGAGAAAGTTTTTAAAGTAGTAATTTCATCGGTTGAGATTTCTCCAATTAATAACCCATATTCTTCCTCATAATTCTGTTCTATTGTTATATCACTGCCTCCGGTGCTATAATAATAGAACTTCACCGAACCTTTGGCAGTCTTTTCCTTTTCAATGGAAATATTCATGCTCAAAGC